TTTAATTTTTTTTAAATTTCTTGCAGAAGTATAGTTAAAGAGAGCTTTGAACCCAGCTATTTCTAACCAAGTTTCCCCATCTCCAGCATAATTATCTCTGGAGATTTTTTTTATTTCTTCTAATAGTTTTTCTTTTTGTTTCATAACAGTTACCTACTTTCATAGTATATGTGTAGTAACTGTGTATATTTTGGAAAAGATTTTCCAAAAAAAATGGTAATTTTTTATTACAAGACCACTACCTTTATGGCTCGAGCTG